AACCACCAAACTTCTTAGCAAAATCACCCAATCCATAATAACGATTGGCAGATGTCCATTGGATCAGTCCGTAACCGCCGTAGCAACTACCGTAACTGGTCCTGCTACCACCTTCGCAAATATTAGGAACAAAAGTAGACTCTTGTTTAATATTGCCCATGATGGTAGCAAGGGCGTTTCTGTCTTTAATTCCAGCGTCCTGGAAATAATTGAGAGCAATGTTCTCATTGTCTGAACACCCTTTACAAATTAGCCTTTTCTCTTTTGGCTTTTCGGGAGCAACCTCTTTGGTCGCTGTCGTTTCAAACTCCTTAATAATAGAAAACGGCACTGGAGGTGTCGTCAAAGGAGGAAATATCGGCAGTGTTGCCGCACTGGTTGTAACCGATGCCACGAGAGGCAGGGCTACTGTAAGGAATTGTTGCATTAAATTTAATTGAACTCTACATCCGAATAGAAGGGGGGTACACCCAACCTCTCAGCGGGCACCTTCCTCGGCTCTAATTGTCACGTCAAAATCTCATAATAAGAGACCCACCTTTTGGGTGGGTCTTTGCATAGTATCACGTATTTAGGCGAGTGTCAAGAAGTTAAATTTTTTCCAAATGAATTTCATACAAATTAGAGACATTAGAATACAATAAAGCATCCTCCTCAGAAAGAAAAGTTTTTGCCCTATCTTTATCTTTTGTCCATTTAGGACTGTCATTTATATTGTCCTGGAAGTAATCCCATGTACCAGCAAATCCTTCTTTTTTTGCTATGTACATCAGGCGCCGCCTGTGCGAGGTGAAACTTGACCTTCTTCCAGAGCTTCAACTCTTTCTTCAAGAGTTATTTCTGGTGCTGGTGGTTCTGGAGGTGCGACTACAAACTCTTCTCTGGGTGCCTCTGGTGCTTTGGGTTCTTCATCATCACCTTTCTTCATTGTATTAATGCCGAACGTAGCAGCAGATGCTGTGAACACAGTAGCAATAAAGGTAGGATCCATTTTGGATAACATACCTGAATAGCTAGCGGTGAGAAGAGCAGCAGACCAACTCAAGATACATATACGAATTAATTGTCCCATAGCATTTTCCTTTTTCTTGTCCATTGTTTTTTACTGTGAGGTTAACTTTTTTTCCAAGCTTCGCCTTCTGCTTTTCTTCTACGAGCAAGACCTGCTTCTACATTAGAACCAGGATTGCGATAGAGGTAAAGCGCATCGGGAACTAAGTCCCATTCTTTATTCTTCAAGCGTTTAGTAATAGTATTGAAGTTAGCACCACCGTAGAAACCAGCACCAAGATTATAAGCAAAGCTGAGAAGAGCTCCTCTTTTTCCATCTGACATCTCATTCCAGTGTGGTACTTTACGAAGTGCAGGGAGAAACTCATTCTTGCACTGCTCAATGAGAAGTGCATCCGCTTCTGCCTGTGTTAATGTATCGCCCATCTTAAAGTGCGATCCATCCTTCTTACGAGTAGATCCCCAACCAATAGTGATTGGAAGATTACCTGTGAGAGGGTCGGGGTATGCCTTGAGATGGCATCCTTCAAACTCCTTGATGAGTTTGATACCCATCATGGGAACATCACCACCTGTTACAGGAGCTGCAGCAGCAGGTGCTGGTGCAGCACTAGTCTTTTTTCCGCGATAAATTTCTGCCCAATCAATGTTATCTTCTAGATATTTCACTGGGAGATTATCTTCCAACCACTGCACTGCTTTGACGTGGTTGGGATTCTTCTCATCATAGAATTGGAAGAAATTGTGTAAATCTACTTTTGCCATAATTGTTCTCCTTTATCAATCAAAAATACGACCCCAACCATCGTTGCCACCTGGGCACCAACGATGCTTAAGAACTGCTTTAGTGTAAATGGTCTTCTTACCATTTGTCACAGGACCAGTATAGTTATCATTGAGAGAACCATATGGATCATTAATAAAGTATCCCTTACCATCTGGAGTCTTACCGATTACAACACACATGTGCCCACCAGTAGGTGAAGAAAGAGAACCCCTGTGCAGGATACCAATAACAACAGGTTTCCCAGCATCGAGACTTTTATCAATATCAGCAAAAGAAAGATTGTAACTAAAGTGTGACTTAATTCCATAACCTGCCAGAACTTTTGTCTGTACCGCATGGTCAGTCGTGTCGCCAATCGCAAATACTTTCTTAACATATTCGTCATCACCTTTGATACTACCTGGCTTGAGGAAAGCAAGGCACATTGCACATGACGAACTATTACAAGTTCTTTGTGCATCTCTGTAGTTATCTACTTGGTTGAAGTATGGAACTGCAAGAACTTCTGGTGTTGGTGGCTTCGTTCGGAAAATACCAATCCAATCAGTCTCCGAGTCATCTAAAAATTGCTCAGGTAGGTTATCTTCTAACCATTGAACAGCTGCTACGTGATTTGAATTTTTTTCGTCGTAAAACTTGAAAAAGTTATGTAGGTCTAAGGTCATGTTTTATCTCCAAACAAACTAATAAAATACTCTGCGTCTACCACGACTAATGGTTTTTTTCCATTCTTTTTAATAACGACGAGAGGTTCATAGTCACCAGAGTTTAGTGACGCCTGTTCATAGGCATCCCAGATATTTAGCTTCTCTACATTTTTACACTCTATACTATGTGGAAATTTTGATCTGGCAGCTCGTGCCATAATAAGATCCTCACCACCTGCTCCCATAGATCTACTTTCAATGTCTTCAGGGTGAACCTCAAGCATCTCAATTAGTTTTTCTCTAACCCACTGTTGCAGGCGGCGACCTTTTGCTTTAGCAGATTGTGGACGCATAATAAAAAACCTCCTTCACGGAGGTATTTATCTATTCAGTTGAACCAGGGGTCTGGAATTTTCTTTTGAGTGCCGCTAGTATCCACGCTTGAGATAGACTTTTCGGACCCTCCTTTAGGAGTTTCTGTATTTTTTCTATTTCTCTTTTTCTCATAGTTTGAAACCAGCGAAAGTATCTTTTTTAACATCTTGCTTTATGCTCCCAATAAGGTATGATTCAACTTCGGTCTCCTGTGGAGCAACTTGCATTCCCTTAGATGATAACCAGTGTTCAGTCCAAGGTAGTGGATTATTGATGATAGGAGTATCAAAAATTGCTTTGAGACCGATTGATTTGAGACGACGGTTGGCAGTCCATTCAACATACTTGGCAAGTAGTTTATCATTCAACCCAATAATGCTACCATCTTTAAACAGATATTCTGCCCATAGCTTTTCTTCTTCAACACACTCTCTAAACATTTGATAAACACTTTCTTGTTCTTCCTTGGCAATCGTTACCATATCAGGATCGTCGCCTTCTTTCCATTTGTTGAGAATGTTTTGAGTGATTGTCATGTGTTGACTTTCATCTCTAGCAATCAGTCCGATGATCTTTGCACTTCCTTCCAGGAGTTTAAGTTCTCCAAAAGCGAAAGAGCAGGCAAACGATACGTAGAACCGAATTCCTTCGAGGATATATACGTTAGCAACTGCTCGATATAGTTTTCTTTTGAGGTCATATAATGTTTCTTTTGCTGCTGGTGTTCCTTCCAATTCATGTTGCCACTGGTTCCCTGCTCCCCACTCTATTGCTGCTTGAAGGAATTCATCGTATGAGCGAGTTACAGATTGAGCACGTTGAAGGATCTTGTCATCATCCAGAATTGTATCAAACACTTCAGACGGATCAGCATATACATTCTTGATGATATGCGTATAGGAGCGACTGTGGACCATCTCCATCGTCTGCCAGATGTTCATAGCACCTTCTAGCTCTGGGAGCGAGCAGTAGGGCATAAATGCCATACTAGGACCACGACCCTGAACACTATCAAGTAGGATCTGATACTTCAGATTAGAAGTAAAGATATGTTTTTGTGCTGCGTTGAGCGTATGATAGTCAGCACGATCCTTCTGAAGTGAAACTTCTTCAGGTCTCCAGAAGTATCCAAGTTGTTGCTGTGTTAGTTTGTCAAACACAGGATACTTGAACTTGTCGTAGCGTTGGACTCCAAGAGGAGGTCCAAAGAACATTTTCTGTTTTGTATTGTCTACCTTGGCGGTATTAAATACCGTCATTCCTTCAACGTGCATATGATTATCCGTAGTTCTAAATCTTACAGCTGTCACAGTCTTCCTCCTGAGTGTTGAAAATGTCGTCTAATAAATCTTGGATTGATTTTTTTTGTTCTTCTGTTACTGGTTCATCATTTTTGATGTCGTATGTATTTTGATAATAAGAAGTCTTCCATCCATACTTGTAAGTATTCAGAAAGTCTTGTGCCATTACCGAAGTAGGAACTTCATTATCTGGGTAATGTTCTGGATTATAGGACCAGTTTCCAGAAATCGCTTGATCAAAGAACTTTTGCATAACAGCAACAATATTAATATAACCAGTATTCCCAGGCATATCCCACAACAACGTATAGTTGTTTTTAAGACTTGAATACTGTGGGACAACCTGCTTGAGAGGACCTTTCTTCGACTTCTTAACGGACAAGTAATCACGGGGTGGTTCAATTCCGTTTGTCGCATTTGACACCACGGAACTGCTTTCCGATGGCATCTGTGCGGACAGTGTTGAATGTCGTAAACCATGTGCCTGAATATTGGCACGTAAAGTTTCCCAATCATACTTCAAAGTTGGATCACAGATTTCATCAACGTCTTTCTTATATGTATCAATTGGAAGGATACCATCAGCATACTTTGTACGATCAAAGTACCCGCAAGCACCTTTTTCTTTAGAAAGTTGATTTGAAGATTTGAGAAGATAAAACTGAAAAGCTTCGGTGAGTTCGTGAACTAGTCGCCATGCTTGAGGATCATTATAATGTTCTCCATGCTTGGCAAGATAATGTGCAAGACCAATAAATCCAATACCAAGCGAACGACGATTGATTGTAGAAATTTCGGCTGCTATAACTGGATATTCTTGATAATCAATTAACTCTTCAAGACCACGAACCGAAAGATCACATAGTTCTTCTAGGTCATCTAGATTTTTAATCTTACCAACATTAACAGCAGAAAGAATACACAAAGCAATTTCACCTTCACCATCAATGTGCTGAATAGGATCTGTAGGGAGCGTGATCTCCTGACACAGATTACTCATATTGACTTTATCTTTGAAAGAAGAATGCGAGTTGCAGTGATCAATGTTCATAATATAAACACGACCAGTCTCTGCTCTCTCTTTTAGGAGGTCTAAAATAAGTTCTTGAGCTCCAATAGTCTTTCTTGAAACAGATTGATCTCGTTCGTAAGATACATATAACTCGTCAAATCCATCAGTGCCAAAAGCATCATACAGACCAGGAACGTCGTGTGGAGAGAAAAGTGAAATTGTGTTGTTGTTGATAAATCTTTCATAGAACAGTTTGCTGATTTGAATACTGTAGTCTAACTTACGAACGCGGTTATCTTCGGTTCCCTTGTTATTTTTTAATACAAGAATATCTTCTATTTCTCTGTGCCAGATCGGGAAGTGTACTGTTGCGCTTCCGCCTCGTATGCCATTTTGCGTACAGCAACGGACAGTTGCTTCAAACTTTTTGAGAAACGGTATAACTCCAGTGTGAGCCACTTCACCCCCTCGTATTTTGCTGTTGAGAGCACGGATGCGACCTGCGTTGATGCCGATGCCCGCCCTCTGTGCAACGTATCTGCCAATAGCCATATCAGAGCTAAAGATAGAATTGAGGGTGTCATCAACATCAACAAGAACACAACTAGCAAATTGTCTAAGTGGTGTTCGGACTCCTGCCATAATGGGAGTTGGAATGTTGA